CTTGAGAATGCTTCATAGATTTTCATATTCAAATCAAGTTCTGCTTCATATGACTTTAAAGCATTATCATAATCCATCTGGGTAAACTTCATGATGGTATCAATTGCTGCATACCGCATCTGCAGTTCATCAACGATACGTGATTTTCTCCTACCGAGGAAGTCCATTTGAATCTGAGCTTGTCGTTGTTCTTCTGATTGTCTGCCGGCAATAACGTTAAGTGCTACCGGTTTACCTTCTTCATTAAGTAGTTGTGTTTCAAGCTGTGAGGCTATGATATCTTCCTGTTCTTTGATCTTACCTAGTGATTCTTCAAGTGAAGTAATACCCTGATCTGAGCGTAACTGATTGTATTGTTGTGTGAGGTTAGGAGCTGTCGGTAAAGCTTGTGTAGGCTTAAGTTGATTCTTTACTTCTGCTAGTAGCTGTTCATTTGTTTTCTGAGGAGCATTCAAGGTTTCTTTTGCCTTGAGCATGACATCGTGGAATTCATTTAAGTACTGTTGTACTTGTCCTGAATTCTGAGGTTGTTGAATTTGAGGAAGCGATTGACCACCTCCGCCTCCTCCACCACCACCACCGCTATACCAACGCATGTTATAGCCGGTGTCTGGATTGTCGTACCATCCACCATCTTTACGTTGTGCTTCTGGTACAACGTTTGGTTTCCATGTAATCTTTGTTCCTTGTTCTCCCCACGCCATAGGTATATCCTTCTAGCCTCTAAGAATCAGCATAGCACAAGTGTGCTTAAGTTTCATCTACCTCATCTTTTTCTTTCTTAGGCTCCTTCTCTTTATCCTTCGGTTCCTTAAGAAGCTTTCCTTTGTCACGCTTGAAATCACTCGGTTGAATGAATGCCTCCTCCCGTGTCTTGCGATCGAACACAGAAAGGTCAATCACCTTGCCCTGTGGTACATCAAGCTTCACCTTCAGGTTACTAACCTGAACTGTTGCAAGGCCTCTATTATCATCGCCTAATATAAGTAATTGTTTTCTCATGAGAATAATGCTCCTAATGTAACAAGCGATAATGTGTAGTTGTATACCCTAAACTTGGTGTTGCTATTTAAAGAATCACATGCAGCAGTTAACCACACTGTATGTACGCCGGCTGCTAAGCTCAACACAATACTGTTAGAGCATGTTGTTATACCTATTGCACCGGCACTATCTGTACCTACTTTCTGACCTGATAAAATAGCTCTTCTCCTCTCAGTGCCGTTAATATGAAGCCGTACCAAGCCGTTACCTCCAAAATCACCGGCTGCAATACGATCAATCCATCCGTGAGCCGTAAAGACAATATGTACTAAGGTAGGAAAATCTAAGGTTAGTGAAAAACTCGTTCCTGTTAATAGGGATTCTGTACCCGGATTTGCACCTAGCACCTCAGTTGAAAGGCCATTTGCACTTCCAATAGCTATGGTACTGGCAAGCTGAATAGCGTTAGCAACAACGTTGCCTTCCATATCTACCCGAAATGGAGCCTCAGTAAAGGTATTACCACCTAGCCACATGCCTTGCCTATCTACTTTCATCGTTTTACTACCTGAGCCAACGGAAATAGTGTTAACATCAGTAAGGTTTCCTGACTTTGTAGGTAAAATAAGCTGGCTGTTTTGCTGTAATTGTGGTTGATAATCCTCAAATGGATTAATAATTCTGTAACCCATAACTATTCTTGTAGTAATAAGACTAGATCTTCAATAGTTGGTGCTGTATTTCCGCTAGTTGTCACCACTACCTTAAGTTGTAGTGTCTTTGCTTTTATGTCACGCTCTGCCCGATACTCAACTCTATCAGTATCATTAATAAACTCAGTGCTAGAATCAAACTGTACGTAATTACCATGATTCACTTTATAGTGCAAGGCAATACTTGTATTTGACGGTACTGAGTTGTAATCAACAATGAATTTCTTGAAGTTATCAAGCATTACTTTGCTGTACTTCATCACCCGTGTTTCAAAGTAAGCACCATTTAACCTAGTTGTGTAACTTAGTTTATCTACTCCATAAACAGTACCGCTTGTTGTATCCTTCCATGATACGTACAGATCAAGGCCAACAACGGCAATACTCCATATCTCAACATTTGTTACATTACCTGTTGATATCGGGAAATCTAAGGTTAATATACGGGGATAGTTAATATTACGAGATCCAAACGCATAAACACCTTGCAAAGCCGGATTACCGGTAATATTAGATAGTGCGATAAGAGGAATGCCCTTTAAGGTAGCTGTTGCCGGATAGTGAACTTTTGCTGTAGCAGTTGGCGTATAAAGTGAAGGGAAGCTAGGCGGAATCTGTTTAAATAAGTGGGCATTCTCACCATCATAAATATAGAGGTTTCCTGCATTACCGGCTTGGATGATAATTGTACCATCTGCTGCTTGCTGAATAGCATTGATACCTGATTCATCAATATAAGCTGTATTGGTAAATGAGACTGACCACGTATCCCATGAGAAAATACCGGTTTGAGCTAAATTACTCGTTGATGTACCACCGACTAAGATACGGGTTTTATTCTTACCTAGTGCTGAAACGACATACTCAGGAGGAATATCAAGAGCTTCAGCACTAAAAATACCGCCTGAATCACCATCTGACGCATCAACCTGTGCAACATATTGACTGTCACCAATATAGAGGACACGGTTAGCTTCAATCATGGGATGATACGTACTATTACCACCAGTAAAGACACCAAACTTGTCATCACGGGTAGACCATGCAGTACCAACCTGCCACCTGCCTAAGAAGAAGCCGGCCTGTGCATAATATATGTAACCGTAATACTCATACGCATCAAGAATGCTTGCAGTCTGAGCAGAATCCGTATACCAAATCTTCATCCTAATCTGATCAATGTTAGCAACACCTGTTGTACCGGTAACATTAATAGCAACACCAAAGTTTGAAGCATTAACATCTGAGTACGCTAATGTTGTACCCCACATATCTTCAGCACCACCATACGTTGCTGCTTCTTCAGGATCCGGCCAATTGGTAGATGTAGCCTTATTGGTACCGGTAATCGTTCCTCCCTTAATAAGCTTTACCGTACTATCACGCACCGGTTGATCACCAAACTGATCTACTTCCACTTCTACACCTATAATGGTAGCTGTTGAAGGTAAGTTAAATCCAAAATTAGTAGCTTTCAAATAATGAGACGTGAGGTTAGATCCAATATCCACACTAGCGTAAGTATCATCACTCGCCGTTACATTAGAAGGGTTAAGCCACGCTTCGGTACCAATAGAGTTATCATCTACCGCTGTCTGAGGCGTTGCAAAAGCAGTATGCGTTGAGAGTGGTATTGTCTGCTCAAGTGAATACGTACCGTTTGCTGCACGTTTCCAGATCTTACCGGTTGTTTTACCGAAAAAATACGTTGAGCCATCAGAGCAAGGTACAATCTTAACTAAATCATCAATCGTGGTTGCTGAATCTTTAACTAGCTTTTGCTGCACTAGCATTAATCCGGGTACAGAATGAAGATCAAATCCGACAATTGAAGCAAGTGAATTACGGGCACCGATATATGGGGAATCAGCAATGCCTCCAAGATTGAAGGAATCTATCACAATTGCCGGTTGGTTACGCTGTTGACTCATGTGTATATACTATATTACTCAGGTTTGCCTTGCTTTGTCCATAGGCTTGTTGCTTTGGAGATCTTGCCCCACTCGGCAACAGCCTTAGATATCTTTGTCCACCCTCTATTAGCTTTTCTAAATATCTCGGTTAGGTGTGTTACATCAACAAATGATCGTGTCATTGATCGCAGAAAGGTTTCAGTAAGGGTAATAGAATCGGTTAAGATCCTTCCATATGTGAGCAGTGACGTAAAGGCTTCACTCATGGTTACGCTGTCTGTTAGTGCCTTAGTGAAGTTGGCAATTCTAGTATAAATCTCGCTCATCGTAATTGATTCAGTAAGGGTTTTGGTGTACGAACGAAGTAATGAATCAGTCATAGTGATTGATTCAGTAAAGAGTTTAATCTTATCACCCGTTGCCTCAAAGATCTCAGTAAGTGACATGCTATCAGTAAAGAACTTATTAGCCTGCTTGAAGAAGATATCAACGGTAGTTACTCCATCACTCATAGATCGTGTAACTGATCGTCTAATCGTATCAGTTAAGGTAAGGGCATCACTCAATGACCGGTTAAAAAGACGTGTAAACGAATCAGTAAGGGTAATAGAATCGGTTAAGGTACGTGCAAATGTACCAACCTTTGTTAACACCTCGCTAAGTGTTGTTGTATCGCTTACCCTCTTACTGGTTTGTCGTGTTATCGTCTCACTAGTACTTACTGTATCAGTAGTATTTTTTCCTGTCAGTTTCGTAAATACTTCTGTAACTGATATGGAATCAGTAACAGTACGTGCAAGAGTAGCTACTTTGGTAAATATCTCAACCATTGTGGTCGTATCGGTACGAGTTCTGGTTATTGCCTTGGTTATCACCTCAGATGAAGTAATAGAATCGGTAAGCGACCTAACATGCGCTTGAAGCTTGGTAAATGTCTCAGTAAGGGTTAAGGATTCTGCAAACGTCCTGCCATATGTAATTAGTCGCTCTAGTACTTCAGATAGGGTAATACTATCAGTTCGGGTTTTTGATGTACTCTTTTGGATAGAATCAGATGGAGTAGTACTATCTGTTACGGTACGGGTACTGCTTCTTGTTAGCACTTCACTCATCGCAATTGATTCTAAGTAACTTCTAACAAGGGTAAAAGTACGGGTAAAGGCTTCAGTAAGACTCACTACCTCAGATCGGATAAGAGTATAAAGCTTGGATAGTGTATCGGTTAAATTAAGGGTATCTGCAAATGTCTTACCCTTAACCGGTGTATACGTTTCAGTAAGGGTAACGCTTTCGCTAACGTTTTTACCTTCCTGTTTAGATATGGTATCGGTTGCTGTTACGCTGTCTGTTAAGCTACGGGCAAGGGTTGCAACTTTAGTAAAGATCTCAGCTATGGTAACGGCTTCTGTTTGAATACGGGTAATAACCTTCGTAAACACCTCACTCATGGTTACTGATTCTGTATAACTACGAACAAGAGTAAAGATACGGGTCATTGTCTCAGTTAAGGTAATAGTTTCAGTCGGTCGTTTACCGGCTTGTTTTGATATCGTATCAGTAGCAGTTGCACTATCTAATATACTCTTACCGGTTTGCTTAGTAATAGTATCTGCTGCCGTTGCAGCATCGGTTAACGTTCTTGCGCTTTGTTTGGTTATCGAATCAGAGGCCGTTATGCCTTCTGTATATGACCGTACAAGCGTAAAAAGGCGAGCGAACACTTCAGTAAGACTTACTGATTCTGAGAATGTTTTAGCCGGTCGCTTCGTCATTGTCTCAGTGAGTGTTGTTGATTCAGTAAGAAGCCGTGTAGCACTTTTCACGATTGATTCAGATAGGGTAGCTGTATCTGTTCTTGTTCGTGTAATACTTCGTAAAAAGCTTTCACTAAGTATTAATGTCTCAGTAAGGTCTTTTGTATATGCTCCACCGGCTACTACAACAAATGATCTAATTTCACTCCATAACGACCATGTGTTAGATCCCGATGGATCAATGCCTCGCACTCTCCAATAATAGGTTCCTGCCGGTAACGCTGACTGTACGGTGTATTGGATATTGTTAGCATCATCAAATGGTGCTGTATCGGATCCGTTGTCTGGGTTAACAAAACCTGTTGATGAAGGGGTATAGGTAATACTAACACGACCTGTTCCACCATTAGAACCGGCTCCTGCATCAAGGGCACCGCCTCCACCTCCGGGTGCGTTTCCAACGCCGTTGTCTCCTCCTGCTGCACCGCCTCCCGTGCCTGCAATACCGGCTGTACCACCTGACGCATTGCCTCCTGATCCGGTTGAGCCTCCGGAGCCTCCTCCTGCACCTCCAACACCGCCTGCTGCACCAATACCACCGTTACCGCCTGACGTTTTGGTATCACCAACACCACCGGACGCTAGTCCTCCTGCACCAACCGTACCGCCTCCTACGTTACCGGCACCGCCTCCCTTAGCAAGTAGAACTGAAGTATTATCAAAATAGGAATCACCACCGGCTGTACCGTTATTGTTCGTTGCACCACCGGTACCGGCCGTTCCCGGACTAACGGTATAAGACGTTCCCGGAGTTACCGCTATTGTCTTTTCAGAATAGGCACCGCCTCCACCTCCGGAGCCTCGAATTGTACCTGAGTTACCGCCTGAGCCTCCACCGGCACCCCACGCCTTAACAAGTATTGACGTTACACCGGCCGGTACCGTCCATGTACTAGAATTATCAAACGTATCTGTTTGTTGTCCTATGCCTGAATACGCATCAATAGTAGGTTCTGAGGGTGCAAATACAGCTAGACAATAAGACATTTCTTCAGTGCCCGACCAAGTCCAGCCCATTGACTGATTACCGATATTCGTAAATTCTTCATAACTTCCCATTGATGTACCGCCATCTTGATTTAAGTCAGTTGTTTGACCCGCATTAGGAGTCATTGAATTAGTGTTATCAGCAATAGCATCAAAACCCCATGCTCCGAATTTTTGGACAAAAAAGGAGAGTGATTGAGATGTATAGCTTCCAGCAAGAGTCCTAGTTGTTAGTGGTTGACCCGTCTGCTTTGCTCCATATAAAGAAGTGACATGAATATTCAAGCCTTCAGCTTGGCCATTCATCGTTGCAACAACGTCATAGGTACCAACATCGGGATTGACTAAATACCATATCTCAACATTTTGTTTAGTCAGTCCATTTGTATTTTCAATACCAGTTGCCCGAGTCAATGCATCACCATTGGCTGTAATACTTGAAACAGTCCTATTTGCAGTTCCTCCCCAGTTAACAATTTTGACAACAAGTAAGCGATCAGTATTTGACGCAACAGTGATACTTTGCGTGATAGAAGATGAGAGGGTGGGAGCCGCTTGTTGCCATCTGTTATCGACTTGAATTTGAGGAAACGTACTACTTGTGTGGACTTGCAGGTGATACGCTATCGAATCGCCCTGTGGATCATCACCGGTAAATTCAAGTGTAGGAGTTGTAGTTACTGAAGCACCATCAGTAGGAGAATCAAGATCTACGTAAGCTTCAAGAACAAGATCATCACCCGTCTCTAGGAGTAGTTTATCTGCATCTTCTTTGAGTAAAAGCTGTGCCATATCATACTGTCAATAACTCTTCAAGAGTGAGAGCTTTTAGCTCTTCTGGGGTTTCTGCTTCCTCAATACGTGGATCTTTAGTCACATCTCGCAGTAATTGTTTTATTTCAGCAATCTCAGTAATTTGCTGTTTATCTCCTATTTCCGTTGCTTTCATATATTCAACATCCAACTGTTCAAGGTGTGGTTTTCTTTCAATACGTAATTCATCTCTTTGTATTTCTCTCGCCTTCTGCATATCAATTTCGACCTGCCCCGTATCCTTCCAAGCATTCCTGAAATATCTATCTTGAGGAATTTCATCTTTTTCTATTCTCCTCCAAGCAACAGGTGACAACTCTCCCCACGAAGATTTGTCTATCTCTGATTGAATTGCCTCATCTGTTGCCTCCCTGCCTTTCCCTTCCTCATACCCTATGAGCGTTGTATTCTCTGGCAAATTTGGATCAAGAATAAATTGCATAATGCCGATTGATCCGTCATTGAATGTAATTGCGATGAATTGAATTTGATGCTCCATATCTATAAGTCTCCTGTAAATTGCCAGTCCCAACCAACACCAGGATCCGCAAGCGTTGTTGCAGCGGATGATGTCTCAAGAATTACTGATCCTACTGCTTTCGTAACCAATGAACACATCCTATTTGCATTTGTCGTATTGGTTGGCGTGCATGTTCCGCACCAATTGGCGGATGAAAAATCATTGCCGATTGTGACAGTTAACCTCCCAAGAGCAGTATCAGTGATGCTTGTTGTATTGTACGAATTAGCATGTAACGTAGGCGTTCCTGCTCCTGTTGTAAATCCAAAACACTTGATAGCACTCAAGTGAAAATGTTGTCTTCCGGGTGTGACAATTCGGTTTACAGCTGTACCTGTCTCCTGTTCTGCCTGTGTTGCAGCAAGGCCTTGGACAACGTCTTGCATTGTGACTTTTTCGGTTGCAGGGGTTCCTGCCGGATCATCAACCATCACCAATAAATCAGTTCCTATTGGTGCTGTCTCTGCTGTTAATTGTGTAATCTTCTGGTCAGCCATGGTTTAATTCAGTATATAGCTAAACAATAAAAATAGTCAATCTAGCTTGATTCTACATCCGGCTTGACTATTTTTGTCCATGTTACCGCTAGTGGTTTTACTATCCTAGACCACCTCAAGCGTGAACCGTTTAGGTGCATATAAAACTTCTCAATTAGGGTAAGGGATTCTAAAAATGACTTCGCCATGTAGTACCCTATGGTAAATAGAATAGTGAGTGATACAGTATCGGTAAATGACCGAAGTAAGGTAAAGACACGGGTTAACGTATCAGTCATAGTAAGCGTGTCTGTAGGCCGTTTACCGGTATTCCTAAGAATTGTCGATGTAAGGGTAAGCGTTTCTGTAAGTTCCTTCGTATACTGTATTCCTAATTCCTCAAGAGGCCAGTAAGCTACTAAACCTGATTCATTACCAATAAGGTTTACTGATCGGTTATTCGCAATTTCAGTTGGAGTTCTGACAACATTCCATATACGGATATCATCAACACGTCCGTTAAGTAAGTTAGCACCTCCACCATCTGAGGAGCCAATTGATACACCGGCTGTACTGTCAAAAATGCCTGTAACATTAGTAGATCCTGCATTAGTACCGTTCCCCTGTGAAACACCATTAATAAATAATTCAAACGTACTAGCTGCTGGATTTGCCGGTGTAAAGGTTAGGGCTAAGTGATACCACGTATTAACTGAGGGTGTCCAGTTCCAGCGGAAATTATCATATGTTGCTGCTGTACCTAGTTGATCAAAGAGTGCATCAACCTTAAGTGTTCCGGAATCATCAATCATGCGGAAAAGAAAAGAACGCTGATTGCCTGATGAGTTGAATTTAGTAATAAATCCGGCGGATGAACCCGTAGGAAGTGCTTTAAAGTTTACCCATAACTCAAGCGTCATATTGCCTGTAATAGAAAGTGAGGCACTATCCGGTGCACGCAAATGATTAGCGTTAAGTTGAGCTGCTATATCGCTATTGGCAAATGGAAGGGTATTAGTAAATACCGAGGCACCACTATTAACTAGATTATTCCCATTTGCTGTTTTATCGGTTAGATCGAGTGATAGATAGTTAGCAAATGGGGTAGATGTAGTATAGGTAGGAGTTCCAATAGCACTACCGTTATGGCTACCTGTTGCACTAGTTAGGTCATTATTAAACTTCCAGTAGGCAACGAGGTTAGATTGGCCGGTAACGTCCTCATGCATCCATTGATTAATTTCCTCAGTAGTACGGGCATCACTCCAAAAACGCACTTCATCTATTTGACCGTCCCAAAAATCATAATTTGTACCGGCTATATTTCCACAACCAATTCGTATGTAGTTTGCTGCTGCATATCCGGGTGCGTTTACCCATCCTGCACTTCCTTCTAATACACCATCAACATAGCTATAAAGCGTTCCGGCATCCCATTTAAAGACTACATGGTGCCACTGATTATCATTAATAGTTGTTGTGCCTTGAAACGATTGAAAGTCTACCCCTGCTGATGTACCCGTATTCTTACCTGATAACACAAACAGCTTGCCGGAAGCTGAGATGAACATATAGATACCGGCGTGGTTTGCATTCTGGGAGTATGATTGAAAGATCATGCGTGAGGTTTGCCCGTTGTTTTTTATCCATGCTTCCATGGTAAAGTCACCTGTAGGTTTTAATGCTGCATTATCGGCAATGGAGACTGCCTGACTTGAGGCTGCTACTAATGATAGTGCATGTGAGTTTGGATCCATAGGAATATCATACGGTTTGATGGTATGCTTTGTCTAATTGCTCTGCTAGTTCTTGTGTAATTTCGGTCTTTTGGTAGGAGTGTTCTATGGCATCAACACCGAATGGCTTTTCTAGGCCGTACAATGACACTATAACCGAGGTATGGGTATCAGTGGCTACATGGTTTCCCCACGGACAAAAACCCATCTGGTAGGACATGGTGACGAATCCGTTAAGTATCTCAACGGGTAGCTTGGGTCTAAACTTAAGTTGTGTGATTTCTTCTAGTCTATTAATGTAGGAATCTAGATCATCTGGGGTCAGTACTCGATCAAAGCAGTAGCATTTCTGTAGTCCAACGTAAGGGTTTGTTACCCATTGTGAGAGATCCATACCATAGGGAAGTTACGATACCTGTACTTTATGAGTTACTTGAAGAGTGTCACCGTTTACAACGTTGACGGCTGAGAATACCTGACGTGCAAGCATGTTACCGCCTGAAGTGTTGTTATCGAAAAGGCCTTCCTCAGTAATAGCAAGGGATCCTGAGAATGTGAAGGTTTTAACCCACTGTTCAGTATCGCCGGTTGTCGTTGTCGTTGTATTGGTAACGGTAGCTGCACCTCTTGAGCCTCCATTGGTTGTTGACTCAGATCCGAGAGCTGTATCACCGGCTGCTGCTGCAACTGCACCAACTCCGATAGCGATAGCTGTAACTGGTGCCGTTGTCGTGCCTCCAACTTGATCAGCAACGATTCTTTTACCTCTGGTTGGTACTAAGTTACCTCTGATAGCTTTTGTTGTGTAGCGACCGGTTACAAATGGGATAGCAAGATCAACTCCGAAGTTCTTTTTAAGGAATTTCCATAGAGCATTATCTTTAAACTGCTTTTTTGCTGCCTTATCTAAAAGACGGTCAATTGTCTCTTTATTAAGCTGTTTTGAGGCTTCAAGGTAGATCTGGGAAAGTGTCATATTTTCCCATGAATCGGAAAAGGTAGCTTTAAGATCAACGAGTGAGTTGTAGAATTTCTCACGTGAGTATAACCTTCTGGTAACAATACCTTTAAGTGACGTTGTATCTGCTTTTAACGGTGTTTTAGTCATTAGTTCTCAACTACTCCTTCTGTTTCGCCTTCATCATCTGCTGGATTATTACCTTCTGATGGGGTAGGCTGTGCTGCTGCTCCTTCTTTAACAGCTACTAACTCATCTTCTTTACAATGCTTAATGCCTTGGAGTACTTGCTTGTTAGGGATATCCAATTCACGTGCTGAGATTTGATATGCCCACCCACTATCAACAGAAAAAGAGAAGCCAAGTACTTTACCTGCTTCTCCATCGTTATCTCCAACAAATTTTACTGTCTGTCCTAGTGAAAATTTAGGTGCTGCGAAGTTTCCCATAACTCTATATCTACCATTATGTACGTCTTATTGCTGACTTGTCAATAGGCATTTTAGCTACAAATCATGCCCATCATTCCATAATTTCTTACCACTTGGTAACGCTGCCGTATTAGACCGGCTCATATTCATTTCACTAATAGAATCCAGTTTTCGCTGTAAATCGACATCATACTTTAACTCACTATCTGTTAACTGCATTGCCTTATCACCACTCGTCTTATACTCAATGATTACTCTACGTGCTAATAGCTCATGGAATGCCCTAGGAAAGCCTACTGTTGTATTGCTTGGATCGACTGCCATATCAGTAGTACTCGCTAGATTGGTGAACTTAGCCGGCCATTGGTACGACCATATCTTAAGACCTGCTGATACGCTTGTAATAGTGCCTGAATAGATCCATATGGAGTTAGAAAAGATATCAAAGTATGCGTTTCCTTCGGTATTGGAGAAGAGATTAGTAATAGTTGTCTCATCTGTTGACCGTTGATAGCCGGTAAGGTCAAATTCAGCTAGTGGTATCTGGTTTGTACCGTCTAGTTTTGCTTCAACGTGCTTTACTTGGTTAAGCATGTCATCTGGAAAGGGGTATTGTCGTTGTCCTGCCACTAAATCAGCCGTTTCAGGCGTTCCGAAGTAATCTTCATTGGCTTTTATGATTTCTGTAGCTAAATCGTCTTTATGGATGTTCATTAACATCAACATATCGGCATCGGTGAAGGTAGAGGAGTTGGTACGGGTCTTAAAGCGGACGTATTGAGCGAATTCTGCTGGTGTCATAGGTGATCACCTTATTTTAACGCTGTTTGGCGATCACTTCGAGCGTCTATAAGGTGTTCTTTCCCGACTACTGAGGTGATATTGTACGATTCACTGATAATCTGGGCTACTTGCTGAGGTACTTCAACCATAACATTCTTCTTAATATGGATAGGGTAGCCATTAATAGCGACATATTCCCATGATTCAGGGTTTTCGCCGGGTTTAAGAGGTACCATAATAGTTACTTTTGGCTGCTTATCGAGTATTTCCTTCATCTTGTGGTACTTTTTCTCGCCCTCTTCTTTATATACCTGCTCATTAGCTGAAGGCTGTACTTGTGCATTAAAAGGTTGTGGCTCTGCTGAAGGTTGAGAAGGGTTAACGATTACTTCTGGTTGTGCTTGGGTAGCTTGTTGAGTAATTGATTGATCTTGATCTTGAGTAACTTGAGGTTGAGCTGGTACAGTCTGGTTAGACTGGACGTTATTCTGGATAGGTTGCGTTGGTTGGCTGTTAGTTGCAACATTATCTTGAGTGATTCTATCGTCCATAAAGTGAGCGTATCAGATCAGTAGAGGAATGTCAACTAGCTCAGGTGTACGAGCATGTAACTGTATGTAAGGTTAGCACCATCTACTGCTCCACCGGATTCATTATTGATGTAGATAGTGATTGTGTCAGTAGCAGTAACTTTAGCTCCAACTACTGCTAAGCCAACATCAAGATCCTCTGCATTAACGAAGATTAGATCGCCTGCTTTAGCTCCGGTAACAGTTACCGTATATTCACCTTGTGCGTTATCACCTAGTGAAGCTGGATTAAGAGTCAGTGTACCGAACTCTAGGTTTGCTCCTCTTAAATGTGCGAATGCTTTTTGTACTACAGCCATATTATTTACCTCTTATTATGAGCTACTTGTTCCGTGCTCAACTCGGATCATGAATGATTCGTTAAGTCTAACTGCTGTAAAGGTAGCTTTCCATCCGGACGTTGCTCTTTGATCAAGTGGATCTGCTGAGCCTGCACTACCTAAAGGTTTGATTATATTTCTCATAGCATTACCGGCTATTCGTGAGATACCGTATGCATTCTGACCTACTATAACAGTAGCGTATACATCTGCATTTGAGGATCCACCATCAACATATTCTTTAGCATTAGGAGTTTCAATGAATCTAACTTCATCAATTGCTCCAACCTCATCAGGCATTACACTTGTTTGATTAGGATACTTATTAACTGGTACGAAGTCTGAAACATCTTTAAGATCACGTGTTGTATCAGGATGTACGAATCCGATATAGGAAGCGTTAATAGGAGTGGTATTAATACCGGTTGTAGGATTGATCATACTTGTTATTCTTCGAGCTTTATTATTCTTAAGGATACGAACAGCATTCTTAACTTCTGCTGCTGTAAGCTTCATGGATGCTGTAATATCTGTTCTTTGGGTAGCTGTTGAAGCATAGAGTACATTTGTACCTGCTACTAGGATATCTCTTGTGATTTGATCTAATGTATCTCCTGCTTGATCTCCAAGAAGTTCTGCTGTTTCTGTTAAGACTGGATCAAGGGTAGTAAGCTGGAAGAAGTCATCAACGGTTACATAGTCACCATATTGTGCGACTGTTGCTGTGATGTCTGTTACTGCTAACTGTGAACCAAGTGGTGTGATACCTGAAACGAGTGGTGTAGTTGCTGCTACTAAATTAGTGTATCTGCGGAATTTAACTATATTGGTGTTACCTGTTGGGATGTCTCGGACTTGTGCGTATCGTGTGTGGATGAAAGCTGGTACAGCTCTCATTAACATAACTCTATCGTAAAAGTTATTCTGGGCGTGTGCAATATTTGATACTCCGTTGTTCATAATCTATATCCCCTTATTAACGAAAAAACCTCGCTTCTCTAGTGCGAGGTCGGTGTTGTTCCGTTAACTCTACATTCATTATTACAGAGCTATTAATCGGTTGTCAACAGGCAATTTGTGCCTGAATTGTAAGAAAATTAGTTAACTACCCGATTTTACTCTCTGATACGTTTCCATAAATTTATCCTCTGGCATACTGGCATAATCGACTGCTTGATTATTGTCTTGTGGTGCTGCACCATTACCGCCGGTATGAGTTGTTGCTGCTTGTGTCGATGCTTCCTTTTCCATCTTAGCACCCATCTTAAGAAGAGTATCAGGTGTTAGAGCAAGGCCTACAACTCGATCAAGCTTTAAATCAACAAAGCGTGGATCAACTGCTACTTTAGATATCTGCTCCATATATGGTGTAAATGCCCTGCCTTTCTCACTACTAAAGAAGGAGTTTAACTCCTGCTGTCTACTCAGTGATTTACTTACATCCTGTCTAACTTGGTTAGCTATAACGGTTGGGTCTACTGCCGGTGCTGCTGGTGTAGCTGGTTGTGCATTTGCTGGCTGTACTGGTTGAGCCGGAGCTGCCGGTGCTGCTTGAGGTGTTGGCTGTGGTGATGGGTTTGGATCTGCAAAAAGATCATCAAGTACTACATCATCTTGCTGGTTTTGCTGTGGGGTAGGAGTTACGACTGGCTGTGCTGGCTGGTTACTTTCTGGTGCTGCTGGTGCTGGATTAGGGTTATTTTGATCCATATATCTTATTCACTATATACATAATTGCCGGCTCTTGTCAAGCAATCGGATCTCCATACGGATCAGCTTTCAAGGCCTCTTCTGATTTCCCATCATTCATAATGTCAGTAACAATAATCATGGGTAAATCACGAAACATAATATAATCTTGCCTATGTAGTTTTAGCTCCCGTGTCTCTTCCGGTGATAGGTTCTCATTATCAAGTATCTGCTTCTCAATCTGCCCTATATCTACATCAAGTATTCGGGTGAGGAGGATCCAAGCCGGATGAGCACGCAACGATTGAAAATCATTTAAAGCTCGGTGCTTATCCTCTTTTGTCTGAATGAATTGTGTATAGGTAGGTTGAGCGTTATCCATTATTGACTAGGTGCCACTTGACCGGCCGGAGGTGCGGATGCTGTTTGTCCTCCTAGCATTTTACTTACAGTATCTTTAGCACTTCTACCGGCTCCGGTTTCTGCTTCTTCTTGTTGCTTCCTTCGCTCCCGTGCTTGCGTTTCTGGGAATAGGTTAGGGTTATCCTGCATAAGTTCAAGTGCTTTCTTATGGCTCTCAACGTGGGCAAATGTAGCCGGTGTATCAGATGCACGGGCATGTACTTCTAAATGGGCAAGGTGATCTTGCTCTGCTTTAACAAATACAGTCTTATTATTATTAAGTAGTTCGTTCTCTTCCTCTGCTACCATTTCATCAATTGTCTTAGGGAAAAGCCTATCGAGTTCATCATCATCAAGGGTATAGCCTCCAAGCTTCTTAACACCATAGCGGATATTGGCACCTTCAACCTGTGCAGCAAGGGATAAGTACTGAGCAAATTCCATTCGCTTCTTTTCCTGCTTTGCCTCACTAATATACTTTGATTGTATTGTGATATCCGGATCTACCTCAGTAACAATATTTTCACGGGTAAGCTTCTTGAACTTAGCACCGAAAGCACCTTCAAGCCTCAATACCTTCTCATCAATTTGTCCTTTGAAGTTCTCTTTATAGAGTGCATACCATTGTTGCCAGAATCGCTTTTCACTCCATCCAAATACCTTAGCTGACAATGAATATCTTGTACCAACTGAACGATCTACCATATTTAACTCGGTAGCTGTCCTTCTTGTATCATTCAAATTACCTTGCTGCATTTGAGGTGATGCTGTAGCTTTTTCTGCTGAATCACTTAATGACTGCATGATGTATTGATGCACTGCTGCATTGAGTGGTGCCTTCTGAAGAGGTGTAATAGCATCATGGACTGAGCCTTCACCTGTTGCCGGTATGAACTTATTAAAGTCAAAGTTAAAGTCACCTTGATTCTTAAACCTCTTTTTGTTGTAGATATACATAGGGAGTAAGTCAGCCTGTAGATGCTTAATACCTAAGTTAGCTAGGATAGCTCTCATTCTTTGCTTATCTTCTGTAAGGTCTGGGATACTCGTACCGTCCCAATCGTGAGCCGTTGGATACATAGGCCTATCAATGACCGGCCAATATGCTTGATTCTTAAACTCTTTAAACCTCACTACTTTCTTTCTATCATTGGCTAGGGTGACTAATACCTTCTTACCTCTAAAGTAAGTACACCACTCAAGCAACTCGTACATAGTGTTCTCTTTGTAATCCATTTCAGTAAAATTGCTCTGCTGGTTTAGGCCTTGTGCGTCTTGGTATGCTTGTCTCACCTGTGCAACGGGGGATATCGTATTTTGTGATGGTCTAACATACTGAACATCAAAAAATTCCGGATTGGCTTCCATGTCTCGTTTCGTCATTTCAATATCACGCCCGAAGAACCGGCACGCATTCCGCCCGTTTATGTCTCCATTGATTGATACAGCCTTAGGATCACGATAGAAAAGCATAGGGTTTTGCAGATCCGGTAACGGCGTATTGTCTCTTTCACGTGAAAAGTTAGTAAAGTAGAGGATTGATCGACCGAAGAAGCACGTATCCCACATCCATAGGTAATCAAGTTCATCCTTCTTCATAACAGTATAGTCATGCATTGCTAAGTGTTTAAGGTTTCGTGCCGTTGGCTCGTCACCTTCATTCTTGCCGGTAAAGTCAACCATGAGTTGATCATCATAGAGTGAGGCAATGATAGTTTGCATAACGGTAAACATTAGGGTATCACCGACTGCTCCTTCATCCCTTCGTTGATTGTTGTAGATCTTGAGGCGTTGCTGCCACTTGGATACCTTCGGTTCAAGAACTGTCTTAGCTGCTGTATACTCTGCTTCTATTTGTCTGATGAGGTCGCCATACTGCCCGTCTAGCATGTCATTGTGAGGCATAAAGGCTTCGATACCTTGTTGTGTATGTTTGATTGGTTTAATATCCATAAACTCTTATTGATCAGCGTATCAGGTTTTTACCGCTTCGTCTACTAGGTTGTTAGGCGTGCTGTAGATCTTTTCTCCTGCCTTGGCTGCATAATCCATGCCATCTTGTACGGTTAACATCTCACTTGCCTCAATAGTTACTCTGATAGGTTGGCCTTCATTCATTACTACAGTGATTTTAGAAAAGGGATGGGCACGCAACTTTTTAAGTAGTGCAGATTCCTTAACCGACACATCAAGCCGTACCCTTATATTGTCCACATCATTTGCCATGCTTCTTTGCTGCCTCCTCGTACTTATTGTATTTGATATGCATAGTATAGTAGTTGCCGTAATCAGTGAATCCGAAGTTATTAATACCACTACCATATATATTGTATTTCACTATTATTGGTTGCTGGTACGGTCGTGGAGGATACTTATATATAGTACTGTGCTCTTCATCCATGTTCTTTAGATATTCGTAGGCCTTCTGGATCTCCTTAAATCGTTGTGGTGCTTCTGGGGATTTATTAATATCAGGATGATACAGCTTAACAAGCTTTCGGTAAGCTTGCTTGATCTCCTCTTGAGTAGCAGTAGTGGGCAATCCTAAAACTCTATAGCTGTCCATATTACGCATACGGGTCTACCGTTGCTGGTGATATAGCAGGTGCCGTATCATCAACAAATTGTGTACCGTAGTTTTGTACCTCTTCTATCATGGGTGAAAAATGCGTATCAGTCAAGAGGCACCGGCCTATATCTTCTATGCAGTGATCATCTTTATCGACCGGCTTTTCATTAGGGCTTCTTGTTTGAGCTGTTTTACCTGTCCACTCGCCATACTGCCAATGTTCCATTTCCCAAATAGAACGAGTGCAACTACTAAAGAAATATAGCGTTGGTGCTTTAAGTATCTGATTGCCGGATATAGTGTAGTGCAGTTCATCCTTAATCAATTGTGTTGCTCTATGCCTCTGCTTAGATCCTAAGTCATAATCTAACCCCATGTTGTAAAGATCTGACTTTAAAGACCTACCGGAGTGTTGATCTACAATATCGGCTGAAGGATCTATAACACGCTTTACTACTCTATAGTTTTGGCTCTTATGTTTGATCTTGGCTGCTAGCTCTGATGTGGTGTAGTGTTCGTAGATTTCATCAATAACTATCTTTCTTCCATATCTATCTATTGCCATCCATACTACCGCATCTTCATTTCTGGTATGGGTGTCGAGTGCTTCAACTACCACGTAATCACGGGGGTTAATATCAAATGGCTTGATGACATGAATGTTGCGTTTAAACTCTTTAAATACTAAGCCTGTTAAGTGCTGGAATTTACCGAAGATACGAGCTTGCTTATCCTCATCTGAATACTCAGATATAATCTTCATGATATCCGCATGTTCAAGTATGCCACGTACCCCATGTTTTTTACAGTTTGCCTCTACATCTGCTTCAACAAGGCCTATTGATCGTTGATAGTTATTAGAATCCATACGCAATTAAGATAACAAGTAGCCCTAGTAGTATGCCTCCAAGCGTTACTAAATACCACTGTGAGGAATAGACAAGGGTAATACCAAGTACAATAAGTAATATCCTATACCAATGATTCACTAGCTTTCCTTTCTTCTCCAACTTTTTCATAGGTCAGCTTGAATACTTCATCTTTGCAAGGGTACTTCTCACCCTTCACACCGGTAATAATCCAATCACCGGACTTACAACGCATCTTGCCCTCTAATGTCTCAATAACAAATCCGCCCTTGCCGTACAGTACTCCTTTAGGGAATACTCCTAGCTCTGGTAAGAATTGCTCAGCATCTACTTCAACCGGTAATTTTCTATACTTTGGCATCGTTCCTCCTTTCCTAAAGGCTGGTAACTCATAGCATCTGTTTGTTAACTATGACAGCCCATCATGTAACTGCTAGAGCTACCAACCTTCAGGCAATGAGCTAATAGTGCTTACTGCATCCTGTTTTACCACATTTTTTACATTTCTTGCCGGCCATATGATCACCTCCTTAATTATATATTCTCGTTGATTCACTTGTTACGTAGTTATCATAGAAGAATGCTGAACCCTGCAACGGTGTAAATCCACAAATGATAATACCTCCACGTCTCATACGGGAAATAGAGGCCTTGAAGATCTCTTCAGGTGGTGGCTCATCAAAGATAATAAAGCCAAGTGTTGCGGATTCGAACTGCTTTAGATCTTGCTCATACGTCATGATATCGAATTTAAAACCGGTATCAGTAGTCCATAAGGATTCATACTGCTTGGCCTCTTTTGAGGTCTTGTAACGCCCTGTAGGCAACCATTTATGCAACTCCGGTACTATGGTCTTAGTTACTGTTGTCGTGTCTGAAATGATACGACCGGCCTTTACATAAGGGAAGTCATTATAAAGAGGATAATCAAACCACGGCTTATTCGGTGTATACAAAATGTTAGCAATGATGTTGCTTAGACATGCAGTTTTACCGACACCGTTAGCAGCAATGAATAAGTTAATGAAGTGTTTATCCTCACCAACCATTTTAATAAATGATTCCGCCTTACCGTTTGGAGTATAGTACCGGTACTGCTGTTCTTGTAACCTTTTAAGCTTTACAAGTTGGAGCTGTTTTAACTGCTCCTCTTCGGGTAGTAATGATAGATCAATCATTGCGTCTGGGTGTCTGTTGTTTGCGGATCAGTGTCTACTCTTTTTGCTTGTACCTTGTTTTGCAGTTCTGCAATTTTCTTGTCGAGGTCGTCACTACTCCATGTGTCGTAATCATCCTGTAGTGATATCTTCTGAGGTGCATAGTGTCCACGTACTTTAAGAATCATATCAAGTGCATCTTTCTTAGATCTGTTATCCGGTGTCCAGTAGTACGCATAGGTCATCTGTTCACCGTGTTTAATCTTTTTTAGGGTGCAACCGTTTATGGATTCTACTATCTCTTTTATCTCTTCATCGGTTACAGATAAGGGAAATACATAGTGCTCAACCTTTGAAGCATGGAGTAAATTC